TCTGCGTCTTCTCTCATTGCCTGTCACGACATGGGGTTTGACGCGGTGGGATTTGAGTTAGACCCTGACTATTACAATGCGAGCAAGCAAAGACTAGAGGATTTTATGGCACAACCGAAACTTGAAGAACTTGTTTTTCAGGAAAGAGAGCAAGAAGCGATCGAACTAGCTTAATTTACAGAAGTGAACTCTTTCCGATTTAGAAACGGTTGAAATCTTGCACAAACGCGTCAACTAAAACTTGTATAAAGTGTCAATAGAAACGCGAGAAAAAAGAGAGTAGAGTTAAGAAAAAGGAGGAAGCAAGTGAAAGAATACATAGTAATGCCTAAAGACAGTTCTTGTTGTTGGTTTGGTAGGGTGTTTTTAGTTAGTGCAAACAACAGAAAGGAGGCTATTGGAATTGTATATAACAAATACGGAAACTCGTGGGGATATAGCAAGAAAGACTATGAAGCTAAAACGATTGAAGAATATCACAAGTTTTGCGGCGACGTTTGCGTGATGATAGAATAAAGGAGGACTAAATTATGAAACTATGGTTACTTGAACAAACAAAGAACAACAACTATGAAACGTATGATTCATGTGTGGTTGTTGCCGAAACAGAAGGCGACGCAAAAAGCATTCATCCGGACGGAGAGTCGGTTTTCAAAACTTCCTTTGACGAATGGAAGAATGAAGAAAAAACTGCGTGGTTCTCTACGGATTGCACCAACGTCTTGTATGTTGGTTTTGCAAACCGCAATTGGTGTAGTTGCCCCGAAAACGTAACCGCAATATATATCGGAGAAGCAGATTCTTCACTTAAAGAAGGAACGGTTATTTGCGCGAGTTTTAACGCGGGATAACTTTACACCCTATCTAGCACTATTTGACACAGAAAACAGCGGAGCATAACACATCGGGTATAATTACATTTATTCGTTCGTAAAAGTGTGCTACAAATCACTTTTTGCGAAGAAAGAGGGAATATGAGCACATTTGAAAGCACAAAACCTAAGCAAATAACGTACAGATTAAGCTATGCAAATGATTTTGACGGGTCTTCACAGGAAATCGTAATGAAGTCCACATATATGGACGGAATAGGTTTTAATGAGTTGATGAACGGGTTTAGACAGTTCTTAATAGCTTTGGGTTATTCGGAAGAAACAGCTAGGCATGTTACGTGCTTATCTAAAGAAGACATTGAGCAACTAGGGTACAGCGAAGACGACTTTGGAATTGTAAATTTCGAGTGATAATCTCTTGACAAACGCTGCCAAACGACTATAATTGAAATAAGAGGGCTACCCGAAGACGTGTTGTTTCAAAAACTTCATAAATAGTAAGGTTGAACCCTCTTTTTACGGGGATAGATTGGTTTAGACGGGGCGTAAACCACCAAATGGAGCGTTTCGGACACGGGTTCGATTCCCGTTATCTCCACCAAATAGAACCCCACACGCCTCCTAACAGTGCGAAACCCGTGGTATAGTAGAGAAGTCGCGACTTCTCGCGTATGTGGTCAAAGGGATTTACTCTCATAACATACGCTTATATGTGTAGATAGCTAATGGGTTCTAGCAACTGACGTTTTATCGTATCAGACGGTAAGTGATACATAGAATAAAAGGGTTTTCTATGGCGTACAGGAGTAGTTGGTTCGAGTCCAACTAGTATAGTTCACTCGAGTGTTAAGTATTAAACTGGTAAAAAATACTTCGGTGGCTGATATCCCGTGATTACCGTTAAAAAACTATCAAACACGACAAGGCTAGTTTGAGACTAGTAGCTGTGCATGCAGCAAAAAGGGCAATCTTAACAGATTGTCTTTTTTATGCAAAAAAGTTCTTGACATACGAGAAAAAAAGACTATGATAGAAGAAAAAGGGAGGTTGATTGTATGCCAACAGTAGTAAACGTGATACATCTAACAGGAGATCGTTACAAGCGAGAAATGTTCGACAAAGAACAATTGTCAGAAGCATGGAGTGAATGGAAAAAGCAACGAGAAGCAAGGAAAGGATATGGAGGATAAACACATGCATGAAACAAAATACACAGAAATCTTAAAACTAAAATCAATGCTCGAAAATGACCATATTTCATTCACTTTTAGTTCTATTTTTGACGGCTATCGAATTGATTCTGTAGATGGTTGTAAAGATTTTGATGTAATAGAACACAGTGGAAGCTATGGAAGTAAAGAAAATCTACTTGAAATTATGGGACTTCTCACTATCAAAGAAAAGAAACACGACAGTGTAAAAGGGTGGTTGACCGCCGAAATCGTATTTAGAAGAATAAAAAGGGCAAGAAAAAAATTTTATAGGTGTGGGTGGTAGGAGAATGGACTAATGATGATATGTGAATGTTCTCAATGCGCTAACAACCAGACAGATCTATGCATGTTGGCAACAATATTTCCATGGTTAAATAGTTCAGATGTTAATGGATTTAAGCGTATAGTAGATTGCCCTTATTATACAGAAAGGAGCGTAACAAAATGAAATTTTGGAAAAAGTTTTTATTAAACAGAGAAATTAAAAAAGCAAACATTCACAGGGTTTTTGTTGGACAGGTTGCAAACAATGTTTTGACACCATCAATACAATTACAAGACGATTATTCTTATATGTTTGAGGGATTCTAGAACAACATTGAAAGGAGTAACACCATGCCAGAATATGATAATGTTAATTCGCCTAGTCACTATCAACATGGAGGAATTGAAACAATTGAAGTCATTCAGACCATGTTGACGCCCGAAGAATTTAGAGGGTATTGCAAAGGGAATATCATTAAGTACCGTGAAAGAGCACCGTACAAAGGAAAGACAGAAGAAGATTACGCTAAGGCAAAATGGTACTTTGATAGGCTAATGTATTTAGAGTAAGGTAGAAGGGATAACAAATGAGAGGAAACATAATTCCATTAGAATACTCTATTGCTAAAGATTTTATTCTTCCTAAACACTATTCTGGAAGAGTTCCTAACATAAAATGGGCGTTTGGTTGGTATATAGAAAATACTCTTGTAGCTGTTTGCACTTTTGGGAAACCCGCGTCTAACAGTTTATGTGAGGGAATTTGCGGAAAAGAATATTCAAAAAACGTATATGAACTAAATAGGCTATGTAGAGTTGACGAACTAAACGAACAGCTTTCTTCTTTTGTGAGCGCTTGCCTGCGAAGATTATCGGTAGAGGATTTAATAATCGTTTCTTATAGCGACACGCAAATGAATCATCACGGTTATATTTATCAGGCTTGCAATTTCTTATATACAGGTTGCACAAAGGGAAGAACAGACTTTTATAACAATGGTGGACACTCTAGGCACGGAAGCGCAGATACAGGATTAAGACAATATAGATACCCTAAGCACAGATACGTATTCTTTTGCACAAGAAATAAAAAACTTAAAAGAAGTTGGAGTGAACATCTTTCATATAGTGTTTGCAAATATCCGAAAGGAGATAACTCTAATTACGTTTTGGGAAATTTCATTTCTCCTAAAATAGTAAGCAGTATTGACGATGGTGACTATCCAAATAGCGGCGTTAAACAATGTAGAAAAGCAAGATAAAAAATGAGCAACGAAAGGAGGTAACCGCTATGAGTCATAACAACATTGCAGCTAAGATTTTTGTTGAAAATAAGATTATAACTATCAGCCAGAAAGCTAACTCGATTTTGTCAACTATGTTAATCAATGCCTTGAAATCAGCTTACAAAAGAGAAATAGCCGACTGACTGCGAATCAGAACGGCTCAAGGGAACACTAGACTCACTATCACCACAATTGTATCATAAATGGAGGGAAATCATGAGAACGACCAAAATCAAAATCAGAAACCTGTACGGGATCTCTGAAATTAATCTGGACGGTAAGTCCGTTGAGATCACCGGACCCAAGGGAGCGGGCAAGACATCCGTTCTCGACTCTATCCGCTACGCTTTGACCAATCGGAGCAACCGCGATTTTATCATTCGTTCCGGATCCGAAGAAGGCGAGATCATCATTGAGACCGATACAGGTCTTTCAATTGACCGCAAGGCCAGAATGTCCAAGATCGACCAGATAGCCGTCAAGGACGGTCAGATGCTTCAGACGCGGCCGGCAGAATTCCTCAACAGCATTTTCACGCCCTTGCAGCTGAACCCTGTTGAATTTACCCAGATGTCCCGGCAGGAGAAGAACCGTGTCATCCTCAGCCTAATCGAGTTTGATTGGGATCTGGACTGGCTGACGGAGAAGTTCGGCGAATTGCCGCAGGGAATTAGTTATCAGCAGCACATCCTGCAGATTCTTGCCGACATACAAGCAGAGAACAGTCCGTACTACACCAGTCGGCAGAACATCAACCGCGAGATCAGAAACAAGACCGCCATGATCGAGGACGTTGCTGCGGATATCCCGGACGGGTACCAGGCAGAGAAATGGAAAGGGTACGATCTCGGCTCGAAGTACGCGGAGCTGGAAACCAAGCGCAAGAACAATGCCCTGATCGAAAAGGCGAAAATGTTCGCATCCGGTTACGAGGATAAGCTTCGCGGCATCAAGGCAGATATGTCTATCGCTAAGTCATCTGCAGAAAAGGCTATCGCCAATGAGCGCGACGGAATCACATCAACAATCGAACGCCTCAAGGCACAGCTCGCAGCCGAGCAGGATAAGCTCCTGACTCTCGACGATAAGCTGATCGATAAGATCAAGGTTATCACATCCGAATACGAGTCAGCCAAGGCAAAGCTGGACAAAGACAACGCAGTTGCTATGGAGTGGTCCGATAAAGAGATTACGGATGTTTCCGAGATATCCGAGGAAGTCACCAATGCCGAGAAAATGAAGCTGCACCTAAACGAATACGCCCGCATGATCTCGATGCAAGCCGATGTGGAAACGCTTGTCGCTGAATCCGCTGAATTCACCCGGAAAATCGAGATCGCCAGAGACTTACCCGGTGAAATTCTCAAGACTGCGATCATCCCGATTGACGGACTCACGGTCGAGAACGGCATCCCGCTTATCAATGGTCTGCCTATCAGTAATCTGTCAGACGGAGAACTTCTCGAGCTGTGCGTAGACGTATCGGTCCAGAAGCCCGGAAACCTACAGATAATCCTTGTCGACGGCGCTGAGAAGTTGGATGCCAAGAGCCGCGAAACGCTGTATGCTAAGTGCAAGGCCAAGGGATTGCAGTTGATCGCTACAAGAGTTACGGACTCGGATGTTATGGAGGTGACGGAGCTTTGAAACTTACAGCCGAAAATTATTACTGCCAGGAATCCAATGTTGAATACATGTCCGTGTCGCAGTTTAAAACTTTTGAGAAATGCGAAGCGCAGGCTATGGCAAGCATTCGCGGAGAGTACAAATTCGAACCGTCAACCGCCATGCTCGTTGGATCGTATGTAGATGCTTATTTTGAGGGAACTCTCCCATTATTCCATGCACAGCATCCGGAGATTATTTCAAGCAAAGGACCCACGGCCGGACAATTGAAAGCAGATTTCAAAATTGCCGAGGCAGTTATCCAGAGAATCGAGTCCGATCCGTTTTTCATGAATCACATGGTCGGAGACAAGCAGACGGTATTTACCGGGGATTTGTTCGGGTGCAAGTGGAAAGCCAAAACAGACGTATATCTTCCGGGATCCCGAATTGTTGACCTTAAGTGCATGAGATCCATTGACCGGATCATGGGGAAGTCGTTCGTTGATCACTGGATGTATGACGTGCAGCTCGCAGTTTACCAGAAGCTTGAGGGCAATAACCTACCCGTATTTATCGCGGTAGCTACTAAAGAAAATCCGATCGACATAGCTATCATATCTATCCCGCAGTGGAGGCTCGACGAATGTCTGAATTACGTTGAGAGAAAGCTGCCGAGGTATTTGGAAGTCAAGGCAGGCGCGGAGCCTCTCAGATGCGGAGTCTGCGATTACTGCAAGGCAACTAAGGTTCTCACCGAATCCATTGATTATGACGATGTCGGATATTCAGCCTATGAGCTGAAAAGAATGAAAGGGGAATACTAATGCCAACAGCAATTGTCTACACCAAGTCAGGAGGCGGCAAGACCGTCAACACATCCAGAGTCGAGGGAAAAACGAAACTGATCGACTCAGACAACAGTTCCGTTGTCCTACAGAACTTTGATCGTCCGAATGTCTCTATCAAGAAAATTTCAAGCATTGCAGATTTCATGACTGAGTTCGAAACATCTGCAGCGTCCGGCGAATTCCAGAACATCATCGTCGACAACGTAACGGACATTATTGACCGCTGGCTTCTCGAACTCGGGGCAGCCGGGAAGAACGGAGGTAATCCGGGAATACAGGACTACCAGACAGTCTATAACGGGGTCAAGCGCTTGGTGCGTAGAGCTTCAGACTGCGGGGTCAATGTGATTCTGAACTTCTGGCAAGACACTTATGTGTTCACAAACGGGGACGGATCACAGACATCAATGCTCAGTCCTAAAATGCCGCAAAAGCTTCTTGAGAACATATGCGGCCTGTGTAATATCGTGGCCCACATCGAGGTATACGAAAAAGACGAAAAGAAGACCTGGTTCTACAACATGAACGGAACCAATAATCTTTACGCCAAAGATCAGCTTTTTTGCAGAAAAACATGTATGCCCGAGGATATTTTTAACGGCAAAGGCAAGAAATAAGAGGAGGATCGCATCATGGCTTGGAATTATTCAGAACAGGAATACAAGGAATCAAAGATCACGGTACCGGCAGGGAAGCACAGGGTCAGAATTGCCTCAATCACGCCAAAGGTCAGTAAGACAGGGAAAGACATGTATGAGATCGCGCTGGACGTTTCCGGCTATTCTGCAAGGCTTTTCGATTATCTCGTATTCATGCCGGACAATGCGAAAATGACCAACGGGAAAATCGGGGACATTGTCCACTCTTTCGGAGTTACCGGGCAGATCGACCCGACGCTTGTTCCTGTTGGTTGGGTCGGATCAGTCGGAGCATGCACTGTCAAGCTCGACGAAGAGAATCGGTCTAAGGTCGGTTATTATATCGAAAAAGAAAAGGTAGGAGATTTGCCCGCATGGAAAGAGCCAGAGCGCAAGGAATACAGCCAGGCGCCAGATTATACGGCATCCATGCCGCCGCCGCCAGCAACTACTTCTTATCCTTTAGTCGATGACAATACTCTTCCTTTTGACCTTTAATCACTTCACTCCCGGGCGGCATCTCGTCGCCCGGGCATCACGTCAGGAAGGAGGAAAACAATAATTGGCAGAAATTACAGTAATCAAATGGGACCTTGAAAAAGCGGAACTATCGGATTTTAAGACAACCGCTCCATACGAATACTTGAACTCCATACCAGATCCGTTTGTGCAGAACTTGAAGCTTGAAGAAATGGCCGCTGCTGCTCAAAAACTCGGATTCCGAACATTCAAGAAGGCCTACACAGAATACAAGAAATCGATCAAGCAGGGCGAACCAAGAGCAGACGGGAAGCAGACAGAATTTCAAGATCAGCCGCTTGAACTGAACTGCGGCAAATGGATAGCTAATGATTCGGGCGTCAAGATCGAATCGGAGTACGGACCCGTTGAAGCTTGCAGTCATGCGATCGAGCCGGTGCAGCGGTTAATCAATATCGACACCGACACCGAAAAATTAACAATCTGGTACAGGCGGGGAAGAACGGTAAGAAACATCATCGTTGAAAAATCCGTACTTGCATCGCCGCAGTCGATTATAAAGCTATCGGATCGGGGCATAGCGGTTAACTCCGAGAATGCCAAGGCGATGATTAAATACCTGTCGGATCTGGAAGCCATGAATTACATGAGCATCCCGGAAAAGCGATCCGTGTCACGGCTCGGATGGATCCCGAAATATGGATTCTCACCGTATGTAGACGATCTTGAGTTTGACGGCGATCAGCAGTTCCGCACAGCGTTCGAGAGCGTCACGGAACACGGTAAGTTCACTGAGTGGGTCAAGACGGCTCAAGAGGCTAGGAGAGGCTCACAGACGGCAAGAATTGTTATTGCGGCATCGTTCGCGAGTAGTCTGGTTGAAATCTGCGGATGCTTACCGTTCTTCGTTCATCTCTGGTCGAGCGATTCCGGCACAGGCAAGACTGTCGCCCTCATGGTTGCCGCGTCGATATGGGCGAATCCCACAGTCGGGACATACATCCAGACGTTCAATTCGACGATGGTAGGCCGAGAGAAGATGGCAGCGTTTTGCAACTCCCTGCCGCTCTGCATCGACGAATTACAGCTCGGAAAAGATAATCGGGGCAAACAGCAATTCGATGTGTACGCACTGGCTGAGGGAGTCGGACGTACCAGGGGAACCAAGACAGGCGGTATCGAAAAAACGTCCACATGGCGAAACTGCATCCTGACAACCGGTGAAACTCCGATCAC